AATACAGAGAAATATTTAATACAAGATTACAAGAAGATTCTAAAGCCGCTGGTCGTTGGGAAACGGATCAAGGTGGTGAATACTTTGCTGTCGGTGTCCAGGGTGCGGTGACCGGTAGAGGTGCTGATCTACTCATCATTGATGATCCACATTCAGAACAAGATGTAAATTCAGCCACAGCTTTTGATAAAGCATATGAGTGGTATACTTCAGGACCTCGTCAACGTTTGCAGCCTGGCGGACGTATTGTTTTAGTTATGACTAGATGGTCAACAAAAGATTTAACAGCACAACTCATCAAGGCTCAAGCAGCAGAAGAAAAAGCAGATCAATGGGAAGTGGTAGAGTTTCCAGCGATCATGCCAAGTGGTAAACCTTGCTGGCCAGAATATTGGAAGTTAGAAGATTTACTAGCTGTTAAAGCATCCGCTGGTATTTCAAAATGGAATGCTCAATATATGCAAGATCCAACTGCAGAAGAAGGAGCAATCATTAAACGTGAGTGGTGGAGAGATTGGACGGAAGAATATATTCCACCTCTTGAACATGTCATTCAATCTTATGATACCGCATTCATGAAAAAAGAAACTGCAGACTTTTCTGCAATTACTACCTGGGGCGTGTTCCATTTAAATGAGGACTCTGGTCCACAATTAATTTTACTAGATGCAAGGAAAGAGCGTTTAGAGTTTCCTGAATTAAGGCGCATGGCCCACGAACAATATATGTATTGGCAACCTGAAACTGTTTTAGTTGAAGCTAAAGCATCTGGACTTCCATTAACCTATGAACTTCGTAACATGGGTATACCCGTTATAAATTTTTCACCAAGTAAAGGTAATGATAAACATGCACGAGTGAATGCTGTTGCACCTCTATTTGAATCTGGAATGATATGGGCTCCTAAATCTAAACAGTTTGCACAAGAGGTTATTGAAGAATGTGCTGCCTTTCCATATGGAGATCATGACGATTTAGTAGACTCTATGACACAAGCGGTTATGCGATTTAGACAAGGTGGCTTGATTTCTCACCCAGAAGACTATAAAGATGAAGAACTTCCAAGAACAGAGAGAAGTTATTACTAATGAAAAAATTAACAAGAACGGTGCCACCTTTAAGAGGACCTAACCCACAAGGGTTGAATATTCCTAATAAAAAGGTTACACTGTTAAATTCAGGAAAATTAAATGGCAACTATAGACAAAGCACTTCCAAACGAAGTTAGAAAAACTATTGAGATCGCAGGGCCAGAAGCTTCAATAGAACAAACTATTGACACTCAAGAACAAATACCTTCTCAAGGAGATACAGAAATTACACCTACAGAAGATGGTGGAGTTGAAATTAATTTTGATCCAGCAGCCTTTAATCAAGAACAAACTCCAGATCACTTTGCAAATTTAGCAGAATTATTACCTGAAGAAGTTTTAATGCCTTTAGGTTCAGAACTTTATCAAAACTACGAAGAGTATAGATCTTCACGACAAGACTGGGAAACTTCTTACACAGATGGTTTAGATCTTTTAGGATTTAAATATGAAAGAAGAACAGAACCATTTAGAGGAGCAAGTGGTGCAACTCATCCTGTCCTTGCAGAAGCCGTTACACAATTTCAAGCTTTAGCTTATAAAGAATTACTTCCAGCAGATGGACCGGTGCGAACTCAAGTGGTTGGATTAAACGATCGACAAAAAGAAGATCAAGCAAATAGAGTTAAAGACTTTATGAATTATCAAATTATGGATGTCATGAAAGAATATGAACCAGAATTTGATCAAATGTTATTTTACTTACCGCTTGCAGGATCTACATTTAAAAAAGTTTATTATGATTCTTTACTTGGAAGAGCAGTTTCAAAATTTGTACCTGCAGATGATTTAATCGTTCCTTATTCTGCAACATCATTAGATGATGCAGATGCAGTGATGCATGTAATTAAAACAACTGAAAATGATTTAAGAAAACAACAAGTCAATGGATTTTACAGAGATATAGAATTATCTCCATCTATGGATAATGTAGATGATGAATTGAAAAGAAAAGAGAGAGAATTAGAAGGAATTAGAAAAGAAAAGAATAATGATATCTTTACATTGATTGAATGTCATGTAAACTTAGATCTCGAGGGCTTTGAAGATCGTGATCCCAACGGGGAAATGACTGGAATTAAACTTCCTTATATTGTGACGATAGAAGAAGGCTCTCGTGAAATTTTATCTATTCGTAGAAACTATAATATTGGAGATCCTAGAAAACAGAAAATTCAATATTTTGTTCACTTTAAATTTTTACCAGGTTTAGGATTCTATGGCTTTGGATTAATCCATATGATTGGTGGATTATCTAGAACTGCAACTTCAGCTTTAAGACAATTATTAGATGCAGGAACTTTATCTAATTTACCTTCTGGATTTAAACAAAGAGGAATTAGAGTTAGAGATGATGCACAACCTATTCAGCCAGGTGAGTTTAGAGATGTAGATGCTCCAGGAGGAAACTTAAGAGATGCATTTATGCCTTTACCATTTAAAGAACCTTCACAAACTTTATTACAATTAATGGGGGTCGTGGTTCAAGCAGGTCAGCGTTTTGCTTCAATCGCTGACATACAAATAGGGGATGGGAATCAGCAAGCAGCAGTGGGCACGACCGTGGCTTTGCTGGAAAGAGGAAGCAGAACAATGTCTGCTATTCATAAACGACTATATGCTTCAATGAAGCAAGAGTTTAAATTATTATCTAGAGTATTTACACTTTATCTACCTCCTGAATATCCTTACGATGTTGTAGGTGGACAGAGAACAATTAAACAAACAGACTTTGATGATAGAGTAGATATCATTCCAGTTGCAGATCCAAATATATTTTCACAAACTCAAAGAATTAGTTTAGCACAAACTCAATTACAACTGGCTCAATCGAATCCACAGATTCATAATTTATATGAAGCTTACAGAAAAATGTATGAAGCTTTAGGAGTTAGAGACATTGATAAAATTTTAAATGTACCAGAACCTCCAATGCCAAAAGATCCAGCATTAGAACATATTGATTCTTTATCTGGAAAACCTTTCCAAGCATTTAGAGGACAAGATCATAGAGCTCACATCACTGCGCATTTAAATTTTATGTCAACAAATATTGCTAGAAACAATCCAGTTATTATGGGTGCATTAGAAAAAAATATTTTTGAACATATTTCTTTAATGGCTTTAGAACAAGTTGAAATAGAATTCACAACTCAATTACAACAACTACAACAATTGTCTCAAGATCCAATGGCTGCACAAAATCCTCAAGTGCAAATGCAAGTACAACAGTTACAAATGCAAATTGAATCTAGAAAAGCAATTTTAATTGCTGAAATGATGGATGAATTTATGAAGGAAGAGCAAAGAATTACATCACAGTTTGATAATGATCCAATTGCTAAACTTAAATCTAGAGAATTAGACCTTGTAGCTCAAGAAAATGCTAGAAAAGCAAAAGAAGGACAAGAAAAAATCAACCTAGATAAGATGAGAGCTATGATGAATCAGATGAATACACAAGAAAAACTGCAACAAAATGAAGATTTAGCTGAATTAAGGGCTGCAACTTCAATTGCAAAACAGCAATTTTCTGATATGAACAAGAAAATACGATAATTATTGTATAAAAACTGAAAAGGAGTATATTATAACTATGAAAATGAATCCAAAACAAAAAAAGGTTGGCAAAGTTATGAGAGAGTTCAAAAAAGGTGAACTTCATAGCGGCAAATCTGGAAAAATTGTAAAAAATCCTAAACAAGCAATTGCTATTGCTTTATCTGAAGCAGGAATGTCTAGAAAAAAAATGGCAACAGGCGGTTCAGTGACTGAAAGTTCTTCTAGATCTGCATATGGAACTCAAGTTGATCATTCACAATTTTTAAATAGTGATGGTTATGCACAATCAGTAGAAATTCAAGCTTCTAATCCACAAGAAACACAAGTAGATCCAGTGGGTGGACAAAGAAGAATGCTTCCGGAGAAAAAAAGATCAGCTAAGTGGTATTAAATTTATGGGTAAAGTAAAGGTACCTACTTCATTTAAACCTAATGATGAATTAGAAAAAGCTCTTGAAGAATTAGAAGATTATTTAAATTACGGAATTAAACCTCAAAAACCAACAGACGAAGAACCAGTTTCAAGATCTAAAAAATCAATGGGTGGTTTAATAAAAGGTAAACCAAAGTTAGCAAAAAA